CACCAACCAGAGCCAGGGTGCCTTCCAACATGGAGGGTGAAGGGTATCGCACAACAGCCGCTCCGGTTGACTTTATATTCGAAGAGGGTTCGAACTTGCGTCAATACCTAATGATCAGTGCGTTTATCAACTACGCTATGTGGTACGGCATGTATGCGTTGATTGACAATGCTTCGGGCATGTATCTGGACTGGGCTGACGTGCTGCGGTGCAGGTTGCACGGCCTAGAGTGTCTTGACAGTGTCGACATGCGCGCCGACCTGGCATCGCTACTATTCGGCAAGGAAGTTCACACGGTCACGTCACCTAACGCTTTCGTGACATACAGCCCGGAGGGAATGAGCAGGCTTCCACACACTAGGTTCTCAAAGGTAAAGCAGGTGGATTACCCAGCAATATTCAAGCATGACTCATTACACCCGCCAGTCTCCGGGTCTTTGTTACTAGGTACAACTAGCGCGGATTTGCGGGCATGTGAACACTTGCATGCCCACCAGGTCGTGGAGTTCAGTCAGTCAGGGACGACCGACACAGTCTCGGCGGTGAAGTTAGCAAACATTTACAGGCTGTTCGGGCATGACGTAACTCTGGTGCATCCACGGACTAATGAGGCGTTCGAGATGTACGCAAACGCGCGAGACTGCATAGTGTCACCGAATCCGGTATATTCAAACACGCGGACAGGTGACATACTTGGAGTGGACCACATGTCTGGGAGAAAAGGCAGGAAGAGGGACATACTTTCGACGGACCTCTTACAATTCGGGGGACGCCTGGAAGTTATGTTTGCGAAGCCGACACTGACCGTTACGAAGTGGGGTTCGTCTACAGAACGGGCACGAGGCGTTCTGATGCTCATGGAGCGCCCGCGGCCCGTGATATTCAACGTGCCGGGGCGCCGTGTCGTGCAAGAGGTGCGATTGTCCCACCTTGAGCGTAAAGTGCCAAAGTTGGATTTTCAAGTGCCCGATATTATGACGGCTCCGGAAATGCCAATCGCAGCCGTGCGTACACGACCGATTTCTTCGGCTGCGGATGCAAGGGAGCCAGTTCATGTAGAAGATGTAGGATAGAGGGGTACGTACGGCCCATAGCCTCAGCAGGCAAGTTTAATAGAATGGAAATACCCGCCAAAAATAAATACCCATGTGCAAGTAACGTAAAATTTTCGAAAATAGAAAAAAACATGGCCGCATCCAGGAACAAGGTCCGTATATTTTGTAAAACAGACACAAGCTACCCCGTGTTGATTAAGGTTACCAAAGAGGGAGCGATATATATGGCAGAGTTTCACAACGCACAATTTGCGTATGTGTCAGCACGTAAGACCGAACTGACTGGGAGTTTCTACGCGACTATGGACGTATTCGGAGTAGCGATGGCGGCATTCTGCGTATGCGAGAACGGCGTGTGCTTAGTCTACGCGAGAATAGACCAATACTACAAATCTCCGATTATGGAGCCGATGACCATACTGTCCAGGCATTTTTCGGGTCTGTACGAGAGTATCAACTTCAGTGACCCTCTAGACATGTCTCAGCTATTCAGAGACAGGTTGCCATACGCGGCTGTTAGGAAGCCAGTCACATTGGAACAGGTCAGCAAGTTACCAGATTCGAAGGTGACCGTGCACCACCACTTACACTACTTACCTCGCGACATATTTTCAGTGCTGACGGCAGACGAAGTTAAACTGGTGGAGACAGTAGTGTCACTGCCTGACGATGCAACTCGGACGATGGCAGCCGGCGTCATACTGTGGTTCGTATCGCTAACGCGCGAAATGCAGGGTAACATGCTGCGATGCGGTGTGTTCAAGAGCTCTACGACGGCGGAGTTCACTAAGGTGGGTAAGTCAGTATCAGTAGAAGCAAAGTCACTACAGAATATGGTCGTGGCAGACTTAAGGCACGTGTTTGAGTTCGACGTGTTGGTCAACAGAGTCGAAGGTAAGGTCGATTGGGAGCTCGAGCGCCAACACAGGGTAGTAGGTAATTATGCGAATATACCGGAAGACGAGGTGTACCAAGCAGCACGACGCGTGTTCTCACAAGCAAGAGCGTCAGGGAGAGGTCCCATGCGCCTGGACTGGAATAAGTTCTGGGCAACCAGATGGCAGTGGAGCGCTGCGGGGAGCATACATTCTCAATACCAAGCGGATATGGATTATGTGTTGAAGCACGACATACGGCTGAAGAACAAGTTCATAACCATTTCTAACATGCCGTATCGCGGGATAGACGACTTCACAGATAGGCACCCGCAGATTCAGGCGTGGGCCTCAACAAAGTACGAGTGGGGCAAACAGCGGGCTATATACGGTACAGACCTCACC